TGACGACAAAAAAGCCGCCCCACTATGGGAGCGGCTTGGTCTGCTTCGGCGGTCGCCCGCCTCGTCGGCCGTTGCGCCTTGCGGCGGCGGCCTTGGCCTCGGATCGGATCCGCCCGCCGAGGCGGCCTAGCGCGACCGCGGCGGGGTTCTTGGCTGCGTCGCTCATTTCTTGGCGATGAGGCGGGAAGCCTTGATCCAGTAGCCCTTCTCGCCGTAGCTGATGGCGTAGCGGTGGCCGGCGCCGACGAGATACTGGGTGCCGTAGCAAACCTTGATCGCCGCGCCGGCGGTGCCGTCCGAGAACTTCATTTCATCGCGGGCATTGATCACTCGGACCGGGGACTCAAGCCCGTCATCGAAGCGGACCCAGGCGTTGTAGCCGCGGAAGGTGTTAGTGGTCGGGAGGGTGATGGTGTCGTTGTTCACGGTGCAGAGAGAAACCTAAGCGGTGGGGATAGTCAAGCGTCTTTCGGAAAAAAGTTGGGGCGGGTGGTGAGCCCGCCCCGGTGGGGCTTAGAAGTTGCCGCGATAGGCTCGGCGGCTGTCGCCCCGCATTTCCTGGTGATCATCGTAAGCCATCGCCAGCGTCTGCTTCTGGAGGTTCTCGCCGAGCTTTCCTTTGGTCAGGTAGAAGCTCGGGCGGTAGTTGCCCTCGGCGGTCAGCAGCGCGGAGAAGGAAGGGAACATCGTCAGCTTGCGGGTGATGTTGTCGAGGTGGTTGGCGTTGGTGTTCATTGTCGTTGGTTTGTTGAGGTTGTCGTTGTTGACGTGACCAGAGAAACCCAAGCGCTCGGGAAAGTCCAGAAGTCTTTTGAGGAAAACCTCGGCCGCAATTCCACGCTACGTTTTCGCTGGGACGAAGCGGATGATGCCCGCGATGGTCGCCATACAAAGCAGCATCGCGCTCGTGTCCAAGCCGTGGTTCGGCGCGTTGCTTCGGACCTCGCGCCATTCCCAGACGCCAGTCCGCACCTCGACCTTCGCCTCGCCCTTGATGTGCTCAAGGTAAAGCGGGTTAACGTCGGACGGCAGTTCCCAGCGCAGATCGCCCTTGCCTTCGAGCGCGCTTGCCAAGGTGTCCTTGAAGTAGTCGCCGGACCAATTGTAAAAGTAGACATCGCCCCCGCGGTAGTCGGAGACCTGCGGGTCGCTGAACGGGAAGTTGACCATCGTCCCGGTCGCCTCGTCGCGCATCGTCCACGTCCGCCGGCCGTACCCGCGCATCGAGCGCCAGCCGAACTCCGCGCAGTCGCGGTCCACGTCCGCCGGCCGATAGCCGCGGTCCTGCGCGACGCACGCACTCGAGACCTTAAAGCGCTCCTGGAGCGCGCGCAGCTGGTCGCGCGTGTCGATCCGCCCGAACCATAGCTGGCGATAGCGCGGCCCTTGCGCCGTCGAGAACGCGCCGACCTCGCACCAGAAGTGGTCCTGCTGCCGGTCAATCGCCATAAAGCGGATCGCCTCGTCGGGGATCGACTCGCCCTGCGCGTAGTCGGAGAGCTTGTAGCCGCTGTCCCTCAGCAGCACGTTCACCGCTTTCTTCTCGACGATCCACGGCAGCGCCTGCCGCTTGGTTCGGAACTCGATCTTTGCCTGCTCGTCGCCCGTGCGAACCAGCTGGTTTTCGGCCTGGAGGAACTCTTCGACGAGCAGCCGCATCGGGCGCGTGACGATTGCCTCGAGGCGAAACGACCGCACCTCCCGCGGCGCCGCAGGATTCATCGGCACGAAGCGCCCGGTCTTCGCCCAGCCGGCGCGGGTCGCGTCGCTATCCGCGGACTCGTGACCGCAGGAGATGCAGCGAAAGCGGCAGGTCTCCACCGCGCGCCCGACGTCCCACGTCTCGTCATCGCGGCGCGCCGCGCGGTCCCAGATCACGCCTCCGCGCTGCTCCTTGCTTAGAACCTCGAACGCGACCGGCAGGATTTTGCGGCAGCCTTGGCACTCGGCGTGCCACTCGGCCTGGTCGCCAGAGCGAAAGCTCGTGTCCTCGACGTTGCCCGTTTCCGCGTCCATCACCGGCGCCTGGCTCGCGTTGTAAATCTTCGAGCGCCCGACCTCCTCGAACTTTGAGACGCGCGCCACCGCGTGCCCGTAAATCTCCTGCCAGCGCGGCAGCCAGAGCTCGTCGTTGATTTTGTAGCGGATCGACTGGCTCTGCTGCGTTGAAAGGTTCGCCGCGTTTAGCGTGACGAAGAAGCCGCCGAAGAAGATCTCGGTTGTCGTGCGGTGCGGCCCCGGCTTCGGCAGCATTGCCGCCACCGGCCGGCATCGCTCAAGAAGCGGCCACAGGCGCGTCTTCGCGTGCTTCTCCACCATCTCGTCGGTCTGCATCGTCCACGAGATCGGGCCGGGATCGTTGGCGATTATCCACGGCAGCCAGACGTCGGCCACCAGCGTGCCGCCGATCTGAACCGCCTTCCGAAAGTGAACGCGGCGGACGAGCGGATTTTGCAGCGCGTCGAAGATCGGCACGAGCCACGGCGACAGCCGCACGTTGAACGGCCCCGGCGTCGCGTAGGATTCCGGCAGCTGCACGTGTCGCCGCGCCCAGTCGTAGATCGGCGAGCGGTCCGGTCGCGGTAGGCGGAAGCCGGCGAGGAGTTGCTCGGCGCTCATTCCTCGGTCGCGCTCTTCCGAATCGCCTCCGTCTCGAAGCGCGCCAAGTTGCCCGCGATCACCTCGCGGATCTCGTCCAGGATCAGCCCGCCTTCGACGTTCGCCTCCGCGGCAGACTTGCCGGCGACGCGCGGGCCGAGCTCGACCTCAAGCTTCAAGCGCAGGAGCAAGTCGAGCTTCTGGGAAAGCAGCTGGAGCATATCCTGCACGACCTCGCGCTCGACCGTCTCGCCCTCCTCACGCTTGTTCTTCTTCTTCAGCAGCGCGATGTTCTCGCGCATTAGCTCGGCCTTGAGATCAGCCAGCGTCTTGGTCGACGTGTCCTTGCCGATCAGCTTCTCGGCGCAGAACTTCCGCCACGCCGTCAGGTTCTCGCGACGGCCGTCGATCTGCTTCGCCGGCGCATCTTCTGGGTAGCGCGCGCGGGCGTCGTAGATCGCCTGACGCGAAAGCCCGAGCTCGCGCGCCAGGGTCGCCGTGTCCTTGACCCAATCGCCACCGGATTGCTTCGCCTCGTATTCGTCGAGCGCTTTCCGCTCCGCGGTCGTCAGCGTCTTGCCGGCCTTCAGCCGTTTGACGATGTTCGCGAGATTCGCCTTCGCGTAGACCTCGACCGGGGACGCGGAATCGTCGGTCACAGCTTGCGCGGCTCCTTGCCGGTGGCATCAGCCCAGCGTTGGATCGCCACGGCGACGTAAGCGGGGTTGAGCTCAATCGCGCGGCACTTCCGGCCCGTGCGCTCGCAGGCGATGATCGTCGTGCCGGATCCAGAAAAAGGATCAAGCACAATACTCTCGGAAACATTGATCATAAGCTCCGCGATCAGCGAAACTGGTTTCGTCGTCGGATGATAAAATCCAGCTGCTGATTCAATAGCGTGTTCAAAAACCGCCGAAGGCCGAACGCCTCCGACAAGTTTTGCTCCTCGATTGTATGCAAGCGCCACTTCAAACGTAGGAGAAAAAGATCCCGCAAGGTCACCCATTGCCGCAGCCTTTTTCCAAATCAATAAATTGGTAAGGTCTCCCACCTTTCTTCCGACTGCGATCCATTCATCGAGTCTCTGCCACGCGCAGAAAAAGATAAACCATCCACTTGAAAACTTCGCGCACGGTTCAATCCATCCGTCCATCACGATATCATCGTTCTTAAGGCGATCAAACTTCTGCTTCCGGTAATTCGACTGATAATCAATTCCATAGGGAGGATCGGTGATTACCGCATCGGCAACATCCGATGCCATCAATTTCTTTACGTCTTCGATTTTGGTCGAATCTCCGCACGCGATCCGATGCTCACCAAGCTGCCAGACCTGCCCGAGCTCGACGCCCCACTTGGCGCGAAGCTCCTCGGCCTTATCGATCTGCGGCTCGGCGTCGGCATCACTCTTCACCTCCGGCTTCAGCGCCTCAAGCTCGTCCAGGTCGAAGCCGATCTCTTCGATCGGGAAATCCTCGGCTTTCAGCGACGCAAGAACGTCGGCCAGCTTCTCGTCCCACTCAGCCAGTTCCGCGCTGCGGTTGTCCGCGATGCCGAAGGCCGTCGCCTGCGAGCCGGTCAACTCGGTCCGCACGATCTGGATCTCGCGCCAGCCAAGCTCACGCGCCGCGGCCAGCGTTCCGTTGCCGGCAAGGACGATTCCCTTCGCGTCGACCACAATCGGCTTCTGCTGACCGAAGCGGCGCAGGCTCGCCTTGATTGCGTCCATATTGCGCTGCCCGTGCTTCCGCACGTTCGCCGGATCCGGCGACAGCGTCTCGATTCCGACAGTTTCAAGTTTCATTCGTCAATTTTTACAAACAGCCCAGCCCCGTTTTTTTGCGCTAGGTCTTGCAACC